TCTTGGAGGACGAAGAGAAGTTGCTTGGCATTGTCGTTGAGGTCATCCGCCCGGAGCAGTGAGGCGTTTTGGAAGGTGGTCAGGAGAGAAGCAGAGGGAGTAACACGTTGGACACGGACCTTATCAGTGTTGGCAGGCAGACCACTACCCGTGACACCATTCATGTTATTGAAGATGACGGTGGTGGTTCCGCTGGATGCTGCAACACTAAAAGGTGGTGTCAAATTGTTTTGACCATTGCTGGTTTGCAAGAACTCCGTTGAGACGTTTCCGGTATCGGTCACGATCACTTTGAGGTGGGCCGTGTCGAGATACTCAAAATCTCCAGTGGTGAAAACCACCGACGTAGTTGATGCGGTTGCATCGTCGTAATCTTTAAAACTATTAGGCATGTTTAGTCCTCTCGCTTAGGTAAGTCTGCTTCTTCAACAAGTCGCTCCAATGGCCTGTTGATGATAATTGAGTTCCGTAGTGGAACCAGTCGTAACAATGTCTTCATGTCTTTCTCCGTGAATTCTCCACCGAGTTTGCCGCCAGTGAGTTCAAAGGCTCCTGCACGGCTGATCTCGGTCAATGACTTTAGGGTGTCTGATAGGTATGAATAGGCTGGGATACCCTCAATGAGGCCAACACCCAGTCCAGTAGTTCGGAAGTATGGACTGAACAAAGCCTCACGCTCTGGGGTGATCATGGCAGTTCCACTATCAATGAACGCAGGGAACAATCCCGACCATCCAGCCCGAGTGACCGCTGCTAGGAGAGGCCGTGGTATTTCAACATCCATGAACTCGTGGAAGCCCAATGCTTCATCAAGGAACTTCTCACGCTCAATGCCTGAGTATTTGTTGGCACCAATATGGATGTTGATGAGGTAGCCGACATAGGCAAACATAGTCGTTCCTGCAAACATCTTGATGGCAGTCTGATCCATGTGCTTGAGGTTGTACCCAAGTTGCTTGTATCCGGCGGACATAGCAAACTGTCGGAACTGCGTGACCAATCCACCCGAAGGGGTGTTGAACCAGAAGTCTTTATTTCCAATCTTGTTACGCTGAATAACGCGGTCTGCATCTCGTTGAAGTGCAAACTGCAACTTGTAACGGAGTTGTTGGTTCGGGAACTTATTGAGGTGCAGTTCTGCAACTGTGGTGGAGTTTGGCTTAACTTTCACCACGCCAGAATCAACGTCAGCCAGTGTCTCCATCAGTTCATCAAGTTCACTATCAGTGAAGCCCAAATCTCTAAAACGTGAACGGCTCTTGTCAAAGAATGAATCCTTAATTGGTCTGCCATTTTTAACTTTGTAGGCTCTGTTCACCCAAGATTGCAGCGTGGAGTTAACATGCCCGATCCGTAAAGCATCATCCATCGGGGCAATACCAAGGAAGTTTCTAACCTTTGCTCCCCCAACATTGATTGAACCTGCACCTGATGTAGCAGAACGAAGAGGCCGCATGGCTCTTTCATAAAAAGATCCCGTTGGAGCCTGCAAGCCCAAGCCCTCATCCATTCGGTATTGCCGCGTATATCCATTCAATATGCCTTCACTAGGTGCAAGGAATGCTTCAAGTTCTGCTGCAACTTGGTCGTTCCATTTCCCTGTTTTCAAGTTTCGAGTCATTTTCATCAAAGCAGGCATCCGGGCCAACATTGCCCGAACACCGTTAGATGCCATAGAGTTAGCGAGTTCAGGCAACTGAGCGACTCCCACGTTAGCCATGACGTTCACAAAACTAAGATCTCTCAAAGTTCCGAGCAACTTACGGTAGTTCTCACCAAACTCAACCAAGTCACGCTGGGGCATGCCCATGATGTTTCGATACGCCTGCTCAAAAGATGTCAGGGTTACGTCATCGACTTTGCCATCAGTATTCATGAACCGAACAAAGTCATCAATCGTGGGCACCACGCCCTCGCCAGCAGTTTCAACACCAATAACCCGAGCCATCTGAGTCATTCCTGCTGCACCTGTCAATCTGTGAGTGTACTTCTCAAGGAGATAGTCCATGTCATTCACAACCAGATGGCTAAACTTGAGAGTCTCGATCTCGCCTGTCTTGCTATTGACAGCAGTGACGCTCATTGACTCATCGAAGTTGATACGCCTGTTGGTCATGCCGAGGTGTGGCTGGTGGCCTTTGGGTACAAGAAGATCAAGGACTTCATCGACTTCCTTCTTGTCCTTCATTCGTGCCTTCAAGACCTTTTCAATCTCTTGGATTTTGTCTGCACTCTTGCCACCGACAAGTCGGGCATTGACATAAGCCTCAGGATCTTCTGCGTATTTAAACCAACCCTCTGCCACGCTTGTAATTTTACTATCTGACATTTTTGGGTTGGCTCTTTTAAGAGAAGTCTTCAAGAGTTTGATCACAGTCTCTTTCCCAAAAGCATCGGTCGCAGCCATGACACCTAACTGGTTGGCCTCCCGAGGGATGAACTTCATGTCTGGCTTAATGCCAGAAACATCAACGCCCATACGTCTAGCGTGTTCAAGGTTTTCAGCGAAAGATTTCTGAAGGGCTTTTTGGGCTTGCCCTTGCAGTCCATCCAGTTGTCTACCAGAACGCACAGCATCAGCGATGTTCTCTCTGAAAAGTTCTAGTGCGGCCTTACCATCAGTTTCTTCTATAGCCCTCAGTGCTTGGTAGTAAGGAAGCATTGAAGTTCTTCGGTTTAGTGTGGCTCTAGTCTCAAGGTCAGGCATTCGACTATCGAGCATGGGGTCTTCGACCATACTTCTGAAAAGCAACTTAGAATTTTCTGTACCTACACGAGCCTCTCGTTTAGCGATGGCCCTAAAGAAAGGAAGGCGAGAAAGAGCCTCACCAAAGAAGGTGGGCTTGCTTACATCATCTACCATGTCCTTAAGAACTTCATCAGTAAACTCAAGGAACTTGTTGTCATTAGGAGCCACAACCTGAATGGCTGCTTCTCCCGCACGGACTTCTGGTGACTTATCTAGGAACTCTTGAATGTCTTTACGAAGTTGTGCCTCAGTCTTTGGCACCATCTTGGGTTTGCCTGAAATCTTTACTTCGGCAACCTGTCCGGGCTGATCAAAGTCTGGGGTACGAACCACGGTTTCATCGACCGGAAGGGCAACCTCAACCTCGACCTCCATCGTCCCGCCCGTTGCAGGATCAAATACTTCTTCAGTTCTGATCTCAGTCCGTTTAACTTCAACTGGTCTTGAGGTGGGGACACCTAATTCCTTCGCGTATGCAAAGGCTTCCTTCTTATTCATCGACCCAAGGTCACGGACAGGAAGAGTTGTGCCAGTGGATTCCGCCACCCTGCTTTGCATAGAAGAAGCAATGCGTGCCTTCTCCTCGTCAACCATATTCTTCCAGTTACGAGAGAAGCCCGAGGTGGTCGGGAAGGCATAACCAATACCAGAACCAAGGGTTCCTGATGCAATCACATTAAAGAACAAGTCTTCAAAGTCAGTCATATCGTCTGTAGCAAGACGGGCTGTTTCCAGCGGAATATCAATAGCAGCAGAGATAGCAGCACCGCGAAGTGCTGACTTCACCCGAAGGGCACGCTGAGTTGTCACACCAACCTGAGCAGTCTTACCCCCAAAAGCCAACGGACCTGACAAACCAGCGGCGAACAGGAACGCAGGGTCTAGCATTGCAGCACCGAAGGTCAGACCAAGGCCCGCAATACCATGCTGAGATAACTTCTCACGGGTATCTAGACGCTCTTTGATTGACTCCACCCGATACTTGAACTCGTCAAGACTGGTGGACTCAGAGAGATCTTGGATGTATTCAACTGGAACGTCTCCAGCGGTATCTCTTAGAAGTTCAGGAGTAATACGGAAAGAGGGATCGAATGTTCCCGGTCGTTCAAAGTATCTAATAACTGAGCCAGCAACCGTGGTATCCATGAAGGCATCACCGAACAGACTAGCCAGCGGTGTCTTTTCTTCCGGTTCCCCCATAGCATCACGGATCATCTTGGGGGAAGGGGTTGGGCCTACAGGAAAGTCAAGGTATGCGTTTTGGCTCATTTGTCTTCACCCTTTCCCATAGCCCGACCGAGTGCTGAGTTTGGGTGAGGAGTGAAGGCAAATTTGCCAATCCAGTTCACTACATCCATGAATGTGTCAATAACTTGTCTGTCAGTGGGGAATCTAAATGAATTCAGAGGGTCGAAAGCACCTTCGATTATCTCCCTATGTTTCTTCTGCATCTCCTTAATTTCTTCAGGGCTGTTAAATCCACCTTCCATTTTGTCTCGGAAGAAGGTGGCATCTTGTGCCCTAACTCCCTGCATAATGAAAGGTTCTTTGATTGACCTTATAAAGTTCTCAGGAGCCGGTTGGTCTGTCTTCTTTAGTTCTTCACGTTTCTGGATTTCAGCCTCCTGCTTCGCGGTGCTTTCAGCAGAAGTACGGATTTCCAAATCACTTCTCAAAGCCTCCGCAGTGTACAGACGGCTACCTTCCCACATGATCCCATCTTTGCTGGCGAGCATCAAAGCCTTCTGTGGTCCCTTAGCACCAACAAAGTGAATATTCTCTCTAATCCAATCTGGCTGATCTTCAACGGGTATCGCCTCATTATCAGCAATCGCACGAATATCCGCAGCAATACTTCCTTCAGCAGCCTTGTTACTCAGATCCGATGCAAACTCCACAGCAGTAGAAAGCAGATTATCTGGATCTGTAATCACGGGTCCGGTCAGTGAACTGAAGATATAGTTGTCACCTTCTTGAACAAAGTTATCAAGGATTTGTTTGGCTATGTCCTCGCCATCACCGTTTGTCAGGGCAACTTGGATTTCACCAATTTGAGTAAGTTGTCCAATCAAACCCACATCGCCACGCAGTCTCCGAGGCAAGTCACTCAATGCTTCTCGGAGTTTCGTGCGTTCACCAGTAAATCCTTTGGTATCCACACCTTTAAGCCTGCTAATCGCAGAAACCATACCTGATGGGATTTGATTTTCACTGAGTTGACCAAGTGGGCCTTGCGATCCCTGTTCAAGAAGGTCAAGCAGATAGAAGGTTGCTTGCTCATCTGCACTCAAGTATGCAGACTCTAGGCCGACCTCTGCTCTCATCCTTCGGTAGTGCATCAAGCCATCCATA